TACCGCAAGGTCTGCTTATACGGATCGTTATCCGCGAAAAAAGTGGTTGCGAAATCTCGTTTGTAGACGATACACGGATACTTCAGCTGAACGTTAGTTGGTGGCTGAAAATATACGTTCGGAGCGAGGGCCTCAAGGATCTGGTGGAGTTCTACGCGTTGGCCCATTGTACACCTCCCCTAGTCGCAGAAGGAGGCGAGGGCTCTGGACTTCGACGCTGGAAACGGTCCACAGAACCCCCGCCCACTCCACGTAGCGAATGGCAAAGATATGATCGATAGCAAATTCGTCAGCCACGATAGATATCGAGTTTTGGACGCTAAGATTCGGATTGAGATTCTCACCTTCGCGGAGTTCTCGAGAATTGCGAACAACATCTCCGTAATATGTTTGCTCCGTGATCTCATCTGTCCATACGCCTGGCGCCGTCTCTATTTGTTCGCCGGCATAACCGACGCGACCAAAGAACCTTGCCATGGAGGACCTACCTTAGCTCTGATTCGTGTACGTCCACTCGTCGCCCTGGTTGCTGGCGAAGTAGTACCCAGAGTCGGCTGTCGCCTCGACCGTCAACGACTCGCCCTCTGCCAACGTGACCGGACTACCGGTCGTCAGCGTGGCGCCTGTGTTCTTGTTGCGATAGGTCACATGCGGAGTCGTCTTGACGGTGACCTTGGTGCCGTCGAAGTCCGGCTCCTGAGGAGCCACGAGCGATGCGCCCGCGGGAGCCCTCTTGATGACGAGCGCCGAGAGGATCTTCGTGAGTGCACCGGAGATGCGGGTCTCGTACAGGTACTTGTACTGGTTGTAGTCGATGTCGAAGTCGTCGAAGAAGTTGACCTCTCCGCCCTTGTCGGCACCGATCGTGTAGTCCTTGAGATTGACGACGATCCCGATGAGATCGTCTTCGCCTTCCATGACCTCGACGGTGACGATGGTCGACACGCCCATCTCGGACGCGAGCTCGGAGACGGTCCTCCAGAGACGATGACCGTCGTTGTCACGATGCACCAGCAGCTTCGTGAGCATCGGAAGCGTGGTGTAGAGCGTCGGCGATCCCGAGCCCTTGTAGTACTGCATCGCACTGACGACCGAGTCGACGACCTTGTCGGGTGTATCGTTGTCGTCGAGCGTGACCGTGGTCGCGTAGAGATCGTGGTCGTGCAGGATCGAGCGAATGCCTGCCCCGTCCTGCGCGCCGGCCGGATCTTTGATCTTGTCGTCGCTGTCAACTGCCCGACCGTCTCCGATCAGGACGGCACGAGCGATCTCCTCGTCGAGCATGAGACGCATCTCGGCCTTCAGCCACATCACGACGTCGAAGTCGGTGATGTCGACGATATCGTCGCGATCCAGCTTCTGCTTCTTGTAGATCGTGCTGGGAGACGTGGTCCGCTTCGCGACTCCGAACCACTCCTCCTTCTTGAACTTGCCCTTGATGTAGCCGCGAGCGCGAGCGTCCTCGTACGTGAGATCGGCCACGAGCGACTTGATGCGCGAGAACGGCGAGTGTTTCGTGCCGTCGATGACACCCTGAACCCACTCGATCCGCCGGCTGTTGAACTCCGGGGTATCGGTGACTGCACGAGCGTCGGGGAAGAGGGTCTCGATGTCCTCGATCCCGTGCTTGAAGGCGTAGGCCTCGACGGCCTCCTTCAGCGAGCCGGTCCGAATCGCATCCGAAACGATACCGCTCATCGCATCGTGTGAGAGAACCTGCTTCTTCTTCTCGCCTCCCTGCTGCTGCTCGAAGACATTCCGAGACATTCGGCGTCCTTCCTCTCCAGTTTGATCACCATGGACGAGTTCCTTCTCTTCGGACTTGGTCTTGTCCTTGTCCTCGTCCTCCTTGGACTTGGACTCGTTGTCGTCCTCGAGAGAGGAATGGGATGCTGCGTCTGAGGCGGCTGCTTCCAGCGCAGCGCCCACCATGTAGTGCACGACCGCTTGCTCCTCTTCGGTCATGCCGTCGTAGACTTCCTGGACTGTTGGACCATCTCCCTCTCCACCATCACCGGCGGCGTGTTCGAGCTGCTCGTCGTCCTCTTCGTCCTTCTCTTCTTTCTCTTCCTTCTCTTCCGAAGATTCGACGGAGGAATGGACAAGCTCTTCTCCGGTGTAGATGACGGCTTCGTCTTCGAGAGTGACCAGGTCACCGTCTCCGTGCTGAATCGTCACGAAGTCGATAAGAGCTCCCGGATTCGCACCCGAGAGAACAAGGCTCAGCTCACGAATAACGCCATGGAACACCTGCTTGGCGCGCTCGGTGAGCTGATTCGCATAGATGGATAGCGACACGATGTCGCCGTGAGTCACCAGCGTCTTGGCGTTCTTCGCCCCGTCGGTGTCGTTGAAGAAACCGTAAGCGTAGACGCCTTCCTCGCGGTGTTCGAGCGTTGCGTAGCCGAGTACGTTGCCGGGATCGTTGTGCCCATGCTGCCAGACAAGCGGAACGCGTGCTTGATCCTGATGCTTGAAGGCATCGGGCATGATGACGCGGCCATCTGCGCATCGGAGCCCAGCTTTCGTGGCCCAGCCGCTGAAATCAGGCTTAGCCTGTTCTCCCATTTTGACCGTCCTTCTTCAGTCTTGGGAACATTGTGCACTAACCGTTCTTAGTGGCTGCAGCCAGCGCTCTCTGCTTAGCCACTGCAGCTCGAAGATTGCTCCGAATCTTGACGATCTTATGTTCGAGCTCAACGACTCCACTCTGTTTGGTATGTGACTTCGATGAGTGGGTCTTGCTCGCTCTTCTTCGTGCTTTTGAAGCGAGCTCCGAACGATGCTTCTCTCTGTACTTCCTGGCATCACGCTTAGTCTTCGAACGATCCGCCGCGGTCGGTTTATGAACCGTCTTTCGTTGAGCAGCAGCTTTCATCTCTTTAAGTTTTGCGCTCAATTCAAGTAGACGGGTCTTGATCTCACCGACTCTCTTGGAGGCGTAGGCTTTCTGCTCTTTCAGCTGTTGCTCTGAAAGACGAATAGTACCTCCGCCATCAGTCTTGACCGTGTAACTGGTCCCCTTCTTTCGACCTTTGAGCTGCCTTGTCCGCATGTAGTACTCATGGGCTTTTCGTGGATCGTATGGAGCTTTCCCATGCATGAGGATTGTCCCGTCTGGCAACTCCATTAGGGACCACTCCCGTTACTAGACGTCAGCCCCGCAAAGGCCTCGTCAAGAGCTGAGTCAATTTCATCGAATGAATCCGACATGATCTGTTGAGTTTCTCCAGCCGGAGCCACGGGCTGATCTGTTGGCAAAGGCTGAGATCCATCAGATGGAGGCGATACCGGCTGCGGCATGTTGCTGTTGATCAACTGGTCCGCTTTCGGGTCCTTATGAGGGACCATACCAATCGCCTGTCTGATCTCATTCGAACTTGCGATTTCGTTACGAGTAAACTTGTCGGCCACTTCAGCGATATCACCGATAGGCATGAGACGGAACGGATCACGGAAGAACATGACACTTTGCTTTTGAGTTCTCGCCGTCTTTGTCAAGAACGTTCGTCGCATAGCCTCGACAATTGCGGTGAGCATCGGCTCAACAGTCCGATTCCAATAGTTGATCATGGTCTTTTCGTCAGCAGTTCCGTTCATAACTTCTTTGGTAATACCGAGTTGACCGTAAAGCATCTCAGTCAGGTACTCGATCTGCGCCATCAGGTTGTTCTCGGCGGGTCGATTCAGCTGGGTGATCTTCTCAGTACCATCCGTATAGGCGATTCCATACTGACTGCCCTTCAGCTGGAACTCGATGTCTGCACGACGTTGCTCTGCCTGCTGTCTACGTGCCTCGGACTTGATCACGTACGGAAGTTGAATGATAAGATCGAGTTTTCCTGAAGCAGAAGCCTCGTCGACAGAATCCAAAAGATTGAGCTTGTGAATAAGACGCTGCAACGTCGAATTTGGCTCATTCATAACTGCATACAGCGGGTTCTCGACGATAGCTACTGCAGATTTGTTGAGCGTAATCTCTTCGCGTTGACCAATCGCTTCATTATACACGCTTACGCGAATATGCTTTGGATACCACATCACAATT